AATACATCGCAGCAATGAAGCGTGGCGGTTCCGAATTTGCACAGCTCAACGCAAACATTCAAGCCGCCACTGGTGACGTGCTTGTTTCTGACGCGGCTGGCCTGCTCCCGACGAGCGTCGTCTCGCCCGTCTTTACGGATATCAACCCGCTTCGCCCGATCGTCACAGCACTAGGAGCGCGTTCAATGCCCCAGGCAGGTTCTAGCTTCTTGCGTCCTTATGTGAAAGTCCATTCGGCAGCTGGTCAGCAGACAACCGAACTGACAGGTCTTGCAACCGCAAACTTCGAAGTTGATGATATTTCAATCAGCAAGAAAACTTTCGGCGGCAAGCTTGTACTCAGCGAGCAAGTAATCGACTGGTCATCGCCTTCGATTCTTGACGCTGCAATTCAAGACCTTGCAGGCCAATACGCGCTCGCCACTGAAGCAGAAGTTGTAAAGACAATGGCTGCAGCTATGACCAACGCTGAAGAACAAGTAACCGACTTAACCGACGGCGACGCCATTGTCGAGCAAATGTATATCGCAGCTTCCGAAATTGCAGCTGTCGGAAACTACTTGCCAAACGTGGCAGTTGTTTCTCCTGCAGTATGGGCAAAGCTCGGAAACGCGACAGACGGTGCAGGAAACAAGTTGTTCCCACAGGTGAACACAGTTGTTGGAATGGGAACACTTCCAGCGGGCGTCACTGGCTGGAACGGAAACCCGCTCGGTCTGCAGTTGATTGTTTCGAACCAGGTTGGAACACAGGCAATCGGCAACAAGACCGCTGCTGAATACATTTGGTTAATGAACTCACGCGCTGTCGAGTGCTATGAGCAGCAAAAAGGCTTCCTTGAATTGCGCGACCCAGCGAATTTGGGACTCACGATTTCTGTACGAGGTTACTTCGCCGCTGCAGTCATGGACAAGAACCAAATCCGTATTCTCGGCCCAGACGCAACATTCGCCTGATTCGTTGACGGTAGTCGGGGAGCGTGACAATGACACAGCCCAATTTTCCAATATCGCTTTCGAAAGAAGTTTCGAATGTGGTAGCCACTTCCGGAACTTGGACAGTCACGCTCTCCGACGTTGACGGAATTATCGCTGGCATGCGTTTCACTATCGGCGGGTTTACAACGCCAAGCTGGAACGTCACCGATACTGTCGATCTAGTCAACTACACAGCAAAAACGGTTCGCTATGCACACGGCAACGCAACAGTTCCCAGCCAGGAAACATGGGCGCAGTTCAATTTGGCGTGTGAATGGATAGCACTCGAAGACCTTGAAGCAGCATTGGGTTACACATTTGACGTCACAGATACCCCGTGGGCTGAAGCGCAAGTTTCAGCAGCGAATAACTGGTCGTATCAAATGCGTAAGTCGAGCGGTTACGAAGACCACCCGAACTACGCCCCTAACGCTTCAGCGAAACAAGGTGTCATTCTTTACGCTTCCCAGCTAATTAAACAACGTGGAGCGGTAGACGGATACGCCAGTTTCGACAATCAAGGTTTCGGGGTTGCTCCAGGCCAGTCCTACGCTCAAATTTTGCAGCTGCTCGGCTGTAAGAAACCGCAGGTTGGCTAATGGCTACGGGCTTTCTCGCTGACGCTATTGACTTGTGTTCTGACGCGTTAACCGCTGCAGGTATTCCCTGGGCGTATGACCCCGGTCAGGCTCGCCCAAAATGCGTCATGATCGAACTACCCGAGTTCACGTTGTACTCGAAAGCAGTAGCTGACATTCGAATTCGTCTTCGTGTTTGTGGCGCTCCCCCAGGGAACAAAGCAAACAATGATTTCATTCTCACAACGGTTGAAGACATTATGACTTCAACTGTGATCGTTGAAAGCGGGTCGCCTGGAACCGCGGACTACGGCAATCAACAACTTCCGACCTACGACCTAGTAGCTCGTATCGGAACAAACAACAGATAAAGGAAAATTATGGCTACACAGACATTTCTCTCGAATGCCACTGTCAACTTGACCCAAGGCGGTTCGACTTGGGACTTAAGCGATCAATGTTCAGCAGTGACACTCACAGTAGGAAACGAACCACTCGAGTCCACCGCTTTTTCAAGTTCAGGAGCGCCCGCAGGCCGTTCCTATGTGCCAGGGTTGCAATCAGTCGAAGTTTCTTTGACTATGTATCTCTCTTACGGTGCAACCGCCACGCCCGACACTGAAGTTGAAACTGTTCTTGCAGCGTGTGTTGGCAAGTCTTCAACGCTTGTCATTTCGCCAAGCGGGGCAACAGAATCCCCTTCGAATCCTGAGTACACGATTACGGGCGCATACCTTGAAAGCTTTACGCCAATTAATAGCTCCATCGGAGAGCTTGCGACCGTTGAAGTCGTTTTTTCGGGTGGAACTTTTGCCCGCGACATCACCTGATCACACTAAGAAGGGGACAAAGTGAAACTCACACTTCAAGTCACACAGACCAACGGCGAAACATTCGAGGTTCAAACAAACCTGTTCGTCATCGTCGCCTGGGAACGCAAATTTAAACGCAAAAGCGCTGAACTAGGTAGCGGCGCTATCGGTCACGAAGACTTGTTATTCATGGCCTACGAAGCGGCGAAATGTAACAACATTCCCGTTCCTATGAGCTTTGACGAATTCATTCGCCGAACCGACGACATTGACGTTATTTCGGAGCCTGTAAACCCTACGGAGCAGGACAGTACGGAAGGCAACTAGCGGAGATTCTGCTGGAAACTGGTTACTGGCCTGCACAAGTCCCATTCGACGTGGAAGAACTGGCAACAGTTGTTTCGGTCATAAACCAACGCAGAAAGGAACAGAACCGAAATGCCCGTAAGCGCTGAAATAGAAGTTTTTGGTGTCCGTGACGCGTTGAAAGAACTTGGCAAAATTGACAAGACGCTTCGTTTTAAAGCCGTGTCAAAAATTAAAGGCGCGTCAAGTGGAATGGTCGCTGTGGCTCGTAGCCAATACCCCGACAATTCACAGCTGCAAGACGTTATGCCTGGCTGGTCAACTAAAGGCCGATTGGGTTACGACAAGAAGAAAGTGGATCAGGGCGTTCAGGTGCAGGTTGGCGGTCGCTCCGTGGGCAACTCTTACGCTGTAGTAACGATTATTCAGAAGAACGCAGGCGGCGCGTTGTTTGATATTGCGGGTCTTCGTAAAGGCGCTCAAGGCGTTAGCGGAACAGACCGTCTAGGCCGTGTTCGTAAACCTGAACAATCAGACGCTTTTCTAGACAATTTGAATGCTGCATTCGGTGAAGCCCAGCGCGGTATGTGGCGCAAGATTCGAGTCATTCGCGAAATGGCAGACAAAGAACTAATGAGCGCGCTCGAGGAAGTCGCTGCTCAGGTCAATAGAAAGCTGGTTGCGTAATGGCGATTTATATACCAATAGTTTCCGAGTTCAAATCTGACGGCATTGACAAAGCCAAAAAAGAATTTAAGTCGCTCGAAGGCGTTGGCGCTAAGGCGGGCTACGCCATTAAAAAAGCAGCTATTCCAGCGACAGCAGCGGTGGCGGGTTTAGCGGCTGCAGGCTACGACGCAGTCCAGGCAGCTATTGAAGACGCAGCGGCGCAATCTGAACTAGCACGAACATTGAAACAGTCCACAGGGGCAACAGACGCCGCTGTTGCCGCCACGGAAGATTGGATATCGGCACAAGGTCGCGCCCTTGGAATTGCCGACGACGATATTCGTCCGAGCCTGGCCAAGTTGACTAGGCAGACAGGTTCAGTCGAGAAAGCGCAAAAGGCGTTAGCTCTTGCATTTGATATCGCCCAGGCAACGGGTAAGCCGTTGGCCAGTGTGTCGACCAGTATCGAAAAAGCCCTGGGGGGTCAAACCACCGCTTTAGCGAAATTAGACCCTTCACTCAAGGCGCTGATTAAAGACGGCATGAGCGCTGAAGAAGCTATGGCGGCGCTGAATGAGAAGTTCGGCGGTGCAGCACAAGAAGCAGCGGGAACGACAGCTGGACAATTCAAACGGGCTTCACTGGCGTTCGCTGAAACGAAAGAATCTATTGGTGCAGCGTTGATACCGGTACTTGAAAAAATGCTTCCGTACTTGACGAAGTTCGCTGATTGGGCTTCAAAGAACCCGACACTTATCGCAGCTGTAGCAGCGGCCATTGGTTTAATTGCTGTGTCTATTTTGGCTGTGAATGCGGCTATGGCGCTGAACCCTATTTCGCTGATCGTTATCGGTATCGCGGCGCTAATCGCAGCCTTAGCGGTCGCTTATAAAAAGTTCGAAGGGTTTAGAAACATTGTTGACGCTGTATTCGGTGGGATTAGGTGGTGGATAAACAACGTCACGATTCCAGCGTTTCAAACCATGTTCACAGTGGTAAAAACAATCTTTAACGGAATCGCTTCAGCGTGGAACAACACATTCGGCAAATTGTCTTTCAAGGTTCCTTCTTGGGTTCCTGGCGTAGGTGGTAAAGGCTTCGAAGTTCCGAATATTCCTATGCTCGCTGCAGGTGGTGTAGTCACATCACCAACATTGGCGCTAATCGGTGAAGCTGGCCCCGAGGCAGTTATCCCACTAGACCGAATGGGCGACATGGGTGGCGGCGGTGGAAACGTGACAATTCATGTCAACGGCGGCGACCCGAACGCGGTAGTCGACGCGCTACGCAAGTACTACAGACAAAACGG